TAAAGAACCTCATAGACGAACTCATATCGTTAGGTTGGGATAGACACATGCTTCAATCTAAAGAGAAGTTTGGTGGTCTTAATTTCTATATAAAAGAACCAACACCAGAAATGTATGATTTGATAATAATATACGAAAGATTATCATATGAGATATGTGAAGTGTGTGGTGATAAAGGTGGTAGAAGAAATGATGGTTGGATTAAAACACTATGTGATACACATGAAGAAGAAAGAAAAACAGAATTATAATTGATATATCCAAATTAATTTAGTATATTTGTAAAAGTTAAAATTAATATATTATGAAAAAGATGATAAAGTATCCGTCTATTGAACAATTTAGAAATATTGTTTCTAATGTTAATAGGCATTTTAATTTTGTTGGTTTGGATGAAAATGGTGATGCAATCTATGACCCTACTTTACCTAAACCAGTGATTACGTTTAAAGGAACTGTAAAATTACACGGAACAAATGGATGTGTGTCTCACAATGCACTTAGTGGTATGTGGGCTCAATCACGTGAGAATATCATTACACCAGAAAAAGATAACGCTGGGTTCGCATTCTTTGCGTATTCTCACGAAACAGAATTATTAAGATTATTTTTTGATGTTGCTGCTAAAGAAAATATTGACTTACATAAAAATACAATTTCTATCTACGGGGAATGGGCTGGTAAATCTATACAGAAAGGTGTCGGTATTACCAACATACCTAAGTCTTTCTTTATTTTCGGTGTTAAGATTACACCACATACAGAAACTGAAGAAGAATTAAGAGTCAACCCAGCATATTGGGTGGATAGTTCTTATTTACGTGATAATGATAAAGGTATCTATAATATAGAGGATTATACAACATATTATATTGATATCGATTTCAACATGCCACAATTGGTCCAAAATGATTTAATTGCTATGACTATCGCTGTTGAGGAAGAATGTCCAGTCGCTAAAGCTTTTGGTTTTCCAAATACCATTGGTGAAGGTATTGTTTTTAGTGCTGAATATAAAGGTGTTGCGTATAAATTCAAATCCAAGGGTGAACGCCATTCTAGTTCTAAGGTTAAAACACTAGCAAGTGTTGATGTTGAGAAGTTAGAAAGCATTCAAAAGTTTGTTGAATATGCTGTGACAGAAAATAGATTCAATCAAGCTATTGAGAACGTTTTCCCTAACCAAGAACCCATTGATACCAAAAAGTTGGGTGATGTCATTAGATGGGTTGTAAATGATGTTATAAAAGAGGAAATGGACACTATGGTTGAAAACAAAATTGAACCAAAAGAGGTTAATAAATATATTTCAGCAAAAGCGAGAGAAATGTTTTTTAAATTAACTGTAACAATTTAATATAAAATAAGATGATAACAAACAGAGTATATAAGCTTAAAGAAGCTGCTGAAGTTGGCAAAGATATGCCATTACCAGCTGGACAAGAAATCGAGATAGTAAATGACGTTGTGTATGTTAATGGGTACATGGTACCACCCGATTTACAATCAACATTTTACGCTTGGCTAGTAAATAACCCAGATTTATTTGATGATGCGACAAAAAATTGGTAAAATAATTTGGAACGTTAGACTATGGGTAAATGTTTTAAGGGTTAGTCTTAAAGAATGGTGTAAGGAACATTTATTTTGTAATGTACATCAAGACTACGAAGGGTTTTAAAAAATATAAAATGGAAAAAGTGTTAAAAAGTGGTTATGAATGGTGCTTGGATGGTAACATGAGGATATTAGATATATCTTCATGGGACACTCAAGAAGACTTTTATGAAGAATCATACTACAAAGAAAAAATTGATTTACAAGAATTCTACAGACGTATTGCATTATGTAGAATTAAAACTGATTCTATGCCTCGTAAGACAGATATGTATTTAGAATATCGTATGTACGGATTAGTCGCATATCAATTAAGCGGAACTATCCATGCTGGCATCCAGTTTGGTCATGCTGTTGTTGATTACAGTAGAGCTATTGAAGGTTTAAAACCTAATGAAGACATATATAAAAAATGGGCTGATGATGATAAGACTTTTATTATTCTGAATGGAGGTACAACCAATAACAACTCAGAAAGGTTAGGTAGTCTTAATAAACACATGCAAATAATGCGTGAGAATGGTGTATTGTTGAAAGAGTTTCACGAGACAGATTTAGGTGACCAATTAACAGCATTTGTTTTCTTGGTTGATGAGAGAGTATGGAACCGTGAGTTATATGAGGATTTTAATCCAGAAACGTTACCATGGGGTAAAAGAAAACCATCAGAGAAAGCTATATCTCAGTTAGAAGAGAAAAATGCTTCTAATTACAAACATTGGATGGAGAAAATTGGTGGTCCAACCAATGCATTTTTGAAAGGTTATTTAAAGAATCTTAGATTGGTATAACTATTCACTTTTAGCATCAAGGTCCATATATTTAGTTATATGGACTTTAACATTAAAAGAGATGATATTATTAAATATTTAGATAAAAACTACACTATCATTGATGGTGAATTTGTTATTAGATATTATGATGATACTGAATGGGGTAGTGATATAATAAAAAGTTTATGTGTTATTTTCAGCATTGAGAATGAATATAGTAAAGATATATTAAAGTCTTGGTCGTTCAGCAATGGTTTAGATGAAGAAGGGTTTAAAGAAGCGTTAAGACCTAGAACACTAAAAGTTGAATTCAATATAGAAGCAACAAATGATTTGATGCAATATGGGTTGGATGTAGAACAGACATTAGTAACCATAATATCTGAACAATTAGCTAAAGAAATTGATATGACTATTATTAATGAGTTAATAGCCATAGATAAACTTAACAACACTGACGAATTATTAAGTATTATTAAATGTATAGGTTATGGGTTAGATGAGCAAATCACATATGACCCAATAACATACACACCAACCAAAAGATTTAGCACAATTAAACGTAAAGAAATAGAAAATGAAAGAAACAATAACCCTATATGGCAAGATTGTTTTTGATGTAGAGGACCACACACGTAAACAAAAAAATCAATCTTCATGGAAGAAGGTTGCTATGGTATTTATTGAAGGTGATGTTTGTGAATATTATTCATGGTTTTTACAAAGAAGATATAGTATAACACTAAACAAACCACTTAGAGGTGCTCATGTATCTTTCATAAATGATAGTATGAGAGATTTAACACAAAATGGTCTCATATCCGAAGAAGAAACTTTGAATATTTGGGAGGAATGCAAACAAAAATGGGATGGTAAAGAAATACCCATTGTATTAGAACTAACCCCAAAGACCAACGATGAACATTGGTGGATGAACGTACCACAAGATGAAAGAGATTTATTACAAAAAATTCGTAACGAATTAGGTTTATCAAAACCTTTTTTTGGTTTACATATGTCGATTGGATATTGTAACGAAAAAAATATAGAACATAGTAGATATATACATGATTGTATTAAAAAAGGTTTTATTTAAAAACCCATTTATAACCACCATAAGTTTTTCTTAAACTTCTACAAACACAAGATATTTTTCCAGCATCTAACCCATTTTCTCTAATAACCACTAAATCTTCCCATTCTTTAATAAATAAACCATTTTTGTCATATTGTAATATTGGTCTTGGTTTATAATTTGGGTTATTTTTACCTTTACCAATAGATTTATTTATTCTAGTTTCACTAATTTTAACTTTAGATTCATTGGTATGTGCTTTACCCAACCAATTTTCATTACCTTCATTAGCAATACTTATTTTATTTTTAGTTTCATCAGATAAAACTCTACCTAAACAATATTTATTTCCTTTATTAACAGTTATTAATTTTTTCTTTTGTTCATCAGACATAGTTAGACCAGTTTTTTTACCTTTACGAGCAATACTCATTTTTAATTTAGTTTCATCAGATGCTTTATACCCTAAATTATTACCAGCGTTTGGAACTGAATTGTAACCATTATTATATGAATTATGTAAATCGATATAATATTGTTCATATTTAATTAATTCATTTTCACAACATTCTATTATAATATGTGAAATTAATAATACCATATTTATTAACTGAACGTTGTAATTTAATAGAATGATGTTTTTCATTAATTAATTCAGTTTTATGTCTAGACCATCTGTTAAGAACATTTATTGAAGAACCAATATACATTTTACCATTTATTAAATTTTTTATTTGATAAACACCAACTATCTTACTTTTCACCTTTAATTATTATATTACCTTCAATATCCATTTTCATTAGATATTTTATTCTTGCTGATAATGTCATATAATTATCTTCAGCTTTTTGATTGAACTTGGTTTTAAGTTCTTCATCAACCCTCATCGTCAATACTTTTTCTTGTTTTTTCATATTTTTAATTGTATATACTATAAATATACACAATTTAAATAAAAAGTCAAGTTCTAACAAAATAAATTAGGAAAATATAAATAAGTTTCATACCTTTGTAATATGAGAGCATTTTTAGAATTAACCGAAATTAAAGATTATTTAAAAAATGTAAATAAAAACCAAAATAAATTTGCTGGATTAAAATATAATACGTATATTTGCTTCATAAACTTAAAAATAATGGAAAAATTTGATTTAGAGACAAAACCAACTTTATTTGATAAATTAAAAAGGTGGTTACAAGATGTTAGACATTACCCTAAAGAGTTTGCAACTGGGGTTAAAAACCTTTG